AAGCGTTGAGAGAATAGCGAGAACAAGTCCCGCCCAATCATTTGCCGTCACCTCAAACCGAAAGCTTCATCTTTAGGATTTAACCAACGCATGATTGGAGGAATTGTTGCCAATGCTCCAGCGTAGGCGATGTGTTTAGGGTTAGTTTCCCCGGCAGCGACAAGTGCAAGAGCAGCTGTTAGAAACGCCCTTCCCCAGCTTGCTAGCATCTTTTTCAGGTCTTGTGTCATTTGTTCCTCCTAGTAACGGGATGTTAAAAAACTTCGAATCCGTATCGCCAGCCTTTGTAAAACTGATGTGGATGTGCGCTGTGTGCGGATTGACTCCCGTGTACTTGCGCCATTTCCAGAAGCTTCTAGCGCTTGCAATCTTGTGATTAAAGATGACATAACTAATGCGTTTATCTGACTTGGCTGCAATTCGTATCTGATCGGCAATGTAAGCAGCCGTAGAGGCTTGTCCATTGAAATTAGCATCGAGATCGATAGCGCGGACAATCCCTGAATCAGGGTCAGGGTTATGATCGCTCTTTCTGGTTGAGTGCTTGGCATCTCCGATCGTGCCGTCACTTTTACGGTCTCTGTCAGGATAAGCATCGTCTGCCTGTTCTCTTAACTGAATAACCGCTTTACTTAGTTTTGGTTTCATCCAAGTAGGAGGCGAGCCTCATCCTCGGTGATACCTAACTTAGACAATAATTCAGCCTTAGCAGCTTGCTTTACTGCTGCTTGGTCTGCAAGTTCTTTATTGATACGATCATTCTCAATTAGATCTATTTCTGCTTGAGCATAATCTGTTTCTGTGTATTCAATGACTTCATCGCCAATTTGCTTAAATAGTTTTTCCATAATTAGTCCCTCAATCCATAAACGCGGTAAATACCATTAAAAGTTCCACTTGCTTTAGAGAAAGTCATAGAGTCCACATTTGTAACTGTGCTATGCCACAGGCCTCCAGAAATACCACTTATTTGTGCTGATTGGCCAGTTACATTTAATTTGCCTGTCGTGCCTTTTGGATTCAAATAAGTAAATGTATATCCTGCTCGCTCATAAAATTCTGATTGACCAACGCGCCAAGCATTTGTAGAACCTGCTTGAACAGCTGTGTAAGCACCTAAGTAAGACTGCTTTGAGACACCGTAAAAATAATTATTGCTCGTGTCATCTGTTCCAGCAACACGCGCTCTAATTAGTAAGTCGCTATCTACTGAATGGCCAGTAAAATCAAGAATAATCTGATAATTTCGATAAGTAGATGAAAAGGTATTTGTTGGCAAACTTACTGTAGCAACTGTAGTAAAAGTTGCTGAAGTAATCAGCTCCATGCCTGCGCCTGCTGGTGTTGCCCAAGATGGAACGCCTGCTGCGACTGTAAGAACCTGTCCTGTTGTGCCAATGGCCAAACGAGTGTTGGTGTTTGCAGTTGATGATCGGTATTCAATATCGCCAAGTGTCGTAGAGGGGTTTAGCGCCTTAGTAGTCGTATCTACAGATGAACCAAGAGTACGAATAGCTGCTGCGCCATCCTTAACAAGGCTAGTGTCATCTGGGGTAGTCCACCCATAGTTAGTAGTCGTTGCCATTTATCTCCTTGATTAGGCTACTATTGTAGCGTTATTCCAGTCCAAAGTAGGACTTATCGTGTTCCATGTTTCGTTAATCGGTACAGAATTCCATCTAAACGCCTGAAGGCTAAAGGCCACGGGTGAAACAATGACTGTGAGATCCAAAGCATTAAATCGGCTAATCCAAGTCCAACCCTCGACAAAGCCTTGAAACCTTCCTTCAACCATATTTGATGGTAAGTCCGTAATATCCAAAGCCTCGCCCATAAATACATTGAGCAAATTGTCACGGTCTGAGTTATCAATTTCAGGGTTAGTCAATGGGAAAGTAATTGATCCAAATTGGTCCTGTGGATAAGCTCGTAAAGTCAGGTAAAAGTCTGCCTGTGTTTGAGCATCATTTGCATCGTGCAAACTCGTTGTAATAACTTGACCTTGCTCTCCATACACAGCAATAGAAGCTGCATCGGTTGCAGTGCGTTGCGATCCGTTATTAGACTCTACTGTTACCTTATTGCGAAGATCGCCAATTCGCCTTGATGTGCGGATGCCCCTGGCTAAGGCATGATTGGCAGTAACTTCAACATATCCGTTTGCTTCCAAATATTCGCTTCTGTGAGTACTGTCTGCATACCCAATTCGTCCAGATGCATCTTCGTATAAATAACCAAGTCCAGAAGTTGCCAAAGCGCTAACAAGTGAGTAAATATCTATTGGATCGGATGAACGAGCTGCTAGATCATAATCACCTGGACGGTCAATTTCACCAAGCCCAGTATTTAAGGCATTTGCCCAAGTGATGGTAGGATCGAAATTAGCCCAGGTTAAAGCTGCTGGAACCGAGTTCCAATTAGCAAACAATGCGGATGAAAGAATTGTGTAAATCTGATCGCCATCATTATCTCTGCGGAGTACGCCATTGGTCAGGATTTTAGGTAATTTGGCTAAAGCTCCCAAAGCTGTGACTGTAATTGCCTGAGTAATGGTCGCTCCGCCTGTTTGAACAGTTACATCGATGTCAGTAACATCTCCACCAAACAGATTTACATAAGTGCCAGTTGAATCTTTAACCTTGATCACAACAGAATCATTTACATCAAATCCTGTTTGGGCTTGATTCAGATTTAGAATAGTAAAACGGCAGTAACCTGCTACAGGCTGAGAATAAATATCTGAGCGCCCTGAAGTAATGGTCAAATTTGATATGACTAGGTTGGTAACATCTCCGCGCCCATTGACCTCAACTGCCCAATCTGGAGTCCAGGCTGTCATACCGCTACTAACGCTCCAGCACCAAGAGATCCACGATATGAGGATTGGTTAAGTACTTCGACAATTTGACGAGCTGCTGACTCTGAATCAATAGCACCATTAACTGTGATGTTATTAGTGACCATTGACCCACCAGCGACTAAACCTTTTGAACTCGGAATAATTGGTGGAATTGTAAATTTACTAGCAGGGGCTGGTTCAGGCGCAGAAGAAGAACTGACAGATCCTCCGCCAAAGCCTAAGAATTTTGATACCTTGCTACCCCACTCGAAAAGAGTTTGAAACGCGCTGATAAGTTTACCCACGGCTGAAACTGTGGTTCCAATTACTGTTCCAATTACTTCGAACGCAACCTTGAAAGCCCCGCCCATAAATGGCGCTAGCACATTCTTAGTGAATGACCATAAAGCCCTGAAAGCTCCTTCATTATCTTTTACAGCGGCTTTAACCTTATTAAAGACAGATTGAACGCCCTCGAAGATTGGAATTAGAATAGTTTTAGCAACACTAATAATGTCCATGAATACAGCCTTAAGACCACCTTCTCCACCTATGCCACTAGCAAAGGCTTGAACGGCTGGCACAATATAAGTAACGATGTTTTCAACTAAAGGCGTAATTGCATCAAGAATAAATGATCCGACTGTTTCCTTAGCCTCATCGAAAGCAATACTTAAACGAGCCATTTTCCCTTGAAAAGTATCTGCCTGCTTTGTTGCTTGGCCTTCAAAAGTTGAAGCTAGTTTAGCTGTTACTTCATCGAATGAGAGTGTAGCTATCTCAGCTTTACTAAGACCTACGCCAAGGCGTGTAAGTCCTGCTGTATTGCCTTCTTGGGCTTTTGAAAGGGCTTCTGTTACCGCTTGGAGACTTTTACCTGTGCCAGCTGCGACATTTATCGCGATTGACTGTAATTGTTGGGCTTTTGTCACATCGCCGGTTGCGCGAGTGAGTCGATCTAGGGATGGACGAAGCTCATTGTCTGTAATACCAAATAACAAAGACTGCTTAAGAATGTAATCTTCTGTGGCCTTAATCTGGTCATCTGTAGCGCCAGTAACATTCTTTAATGTAGTTGCTAGTTTAGCCTGGGCTGCTTCATCTTCAATAGCAGCTTTAACCCCATCGATGGCTAACTTTGAAGCGTATGCCGCTGCTGCAACGCCTGCTGCTAAAAAGGCTGCGCCTGCAACTTTTCCAAACTTAGTAACCTTGTCACCAAAACCAACTACTTCATTATCGGCTTTGTTAATGTTCTTAGTAAAGTCATTAATATCAGCAAGGAGTTTGAGCGTTAAGGCTCTACTATCTTTAGCCATTATGTCCACTCCTTCAAAATCTTATCAAACGATTTAGTCCACTCAGCTACGATGTAAGGCTGGATTCTGCGTAGTGTTGGATAAATAAAGTAACCCTTAGAACCTCTACCACCCGCAGGATTGGGTCCTGACCAGACAGGAAATTGCTTTAGTTTATTAGTACCAAATTCTGAAGGACCCCAAAGTACTTTAGTCGTTGCTCCGCCAGAAAACTTTTGAGCTGCAAAGCCATAAGTGATCTCACCAATTCGAGATGACTTTTTAACTTTGGAACCCTGAGCAATACGGCTAGCAACTGCTCGGGATTGTAATCCCGATGCAGTACTAATTACCTCTTTGCGAGCATATTCTGCTAAAGCTCCAGACTGCCGTTTGGCTTCGTCTACGGCTCTCTCGTCCATATTCTTTAACGCCTTAAAGACTGCACGAAGTTCGGTCTTATCGAGAGCCGTTTGTTCAGCCACGATTGTTCCTCTCCTCTAGTATCTCTATTGCGGTTAAAATATCTTCTGCTGTTTGCCATTCTGACATAGGGATTTGTGTCGCTATTGCCAGATCAACTAAGAGTCGGCTTACGCTTCCTCTTGCATGGCTTTTGGGTCATCGCTTCCCACCTCGACATCTGCCACCGTTTCCATCCAAATCTCTAGTGGCTTTACGGTCTTTCCGCCTGCATCTCGTTTCATTGCTGAATGAGCTACATACAAAATATCCCACATGCCACCAAAGTTAGAGATGACCTTTTTAGTGGCCATCTCCCACTTGGCATAATCTGGTGGTCTGACTAAGTAAGTCTCTTCAGATCCATCGTTATATTTAATTGTTATTTGCTGTTGCATTGTTTGCTCCCGTGTCTAATTTTTAACTAAATGTTTCTGTTACAGCGCCACGCTTGACCTTGAATGTAAAGTCTACAGTCTGAGCATCGGTTCCAGCGCCTCCTGCTGTAGGAAATTCTGGAAATACATCAAAAGCAAATACAGCGCCTGTAGCTGCTGTCATTGTAATTGTGATGCTGTTGTCTGGTGCTGTTTCTGCTGCTGTCCATAGAGCTTCGCATACTGAGTTAGCCTTACCCCAGTCAGCAAGCATTGAGAGAGCAAAAGAACCTTCAAGGTTAACGGTCTTTACCTCTTCGCCATCGAGTGTCTGGTAAATCTCGCGGACATTAGTCTTTGTTAAAACTGCGCTTGTCGCTTGTGCATCAATATCTGTTCCACCTGTGAAAGATAGAGAAACATCGCGACCTGTGATTACTGTGGTTGCCATTATTTATCCTTAGTTTGTTTGTGTGTAGTAGGTAGAAACTCTGATATCTGCCACCAAGACATTGGAAGGGCCGACTTGAGTTACTGTTGGTTTTTCAACCGCTCCGACTGTGTACCCAACTGGGATCACCTTCAGAACACTTATGACGAGCTGCTCGAGATTGTCGAGTGATGCGGGGTTGCTGTTATAAGCAACCGCTACAGATATAACTAAATTGATCTTAATGTGAAGCGTAGACTTATTAATAGTCTCAAGCTCTAAATATGGTGAATCTGGAACTGTTACTACAAAAGGAACCATGGGTGCTTCAGGCACATATGCATACACATTGCCAGCTACGCCTGCAAATGCTGTTGCTAAAGGCTGGCGAACTGTGTCAAGGATTGTTGATGCTGGCACTATTGCACCATAGAATCGGTGTCAATGAACGGGCCTAAAAGCCCCGACACCCTATTGAAAAGACTGCGGCCTAAACGATATGGGCTCACGGTTGTAAAATCTACGCCTTCGATCTGCCCACCAGGAGCGATGCGCGATTGGAATACTTCTACTGATACTGCTAAAACTGCTGACTCTACGGCTGCGTTTCCTACATAAGTAGAAGCGCCTGAAAGAGTTGCCAAGCCTGAAGGGATTACTTTTCTTTCGGTAATATCTGCGTTTGTAATTGCTACAGTAAAGAAACCGTTAAATTCTCTGTAAGCACCGTCTAAATAAATGCGTGAGCTTGAGCGAACGATAAAGTCCTCAATGTCAATATTGCTTGATTCAAGAATAGTAAATGTTCCGTTAAATGGGGAGCCAACGCCTGTAATGACTACACTCTGACCCTCTGCGAAATTGTTATCCCCTAAAACTCCATATGTTGCGATGTTGTCCTGCAATGTAACCGTATCGATAGGACTTGAGTACTTGACAAGCATTGGCAAGATAACTGCCTCAGCTGTATCGATCACATCTGTTAAATAAGCATCGTTATAGAGGGAACTGGAAACGCCAAGCACAGAGCGTAATTCGGCTGGTGTGACTATTGTTGCCATTTCCAATTCCTCTCAATAAACGACTGGGGGAGCGATCGGGAGCAACCGCTCCCCCATGATTAGTTACTGACTATGCAACCATGTAACGGTAGCATGCAGCCCCGAGTTTTGTGGCTACTGCACCATAACCATAATATCCAACTTCAACCTGACCTGTTGAGATCAAGTTTGTTTGAAGTGATAGGCGTGGTGATTCGTACCATGTGTAACCCTCTGGG